TAAAAAAGCTCTATTAAACCCCCTGTCAGGAGATTAATATGTACTATTCCACTAAAAATAAAAAAGACTTCCGTTGTGTAGGCAGTGGACACCATGAAAAGTCCGATAATACTGCAGAACGCTTTGGCAGCAAAGATTTACGTGGCAATAATGGTATGCAAAAAGAAACAATTGACAACTTGACACAACCTGAAGATATGATGTACAGTATGATTATGATGCCACGGAGTTAAACATGGCTAAAGACCCCAGATTAGCTAGGGCGGGAGTTGCTAGCTTCAATAAAGCAAAACGTACCCCCTCACACGCTAAAAAATCACATGTTGTTGTAGCAAAAGAAGGTGGTAAAATAAAAACCATACGTTTTGGGCAGCAAGGTGTTACCGGGGATAGAACTAAAACCCCTAGGAGCGACTCTTTTAAGGCTAGACACGGTAAAAACATAGCAAAAGGTAAAATGAGTGCTGCATATTGGGCAAATAAAGTAAAATGGTAACATGTTCAGCCCTTTAGTTCTCTTATGCTCTCTGGTTACCTTTGAATGTGCCACTTATGGCGGTCCTGTATTTGAAACTGAAATAGGGTGTTATATGGGGATGGAGCAGATTGGTATACCTTTTTTAGAAAAAAAGTACCCTGATTTGGTAGTTACAGACAAAAGATGCGTTTATTGGGGCGAAGCTAATACAAAGGTAGATACTTAACATGGCTATACGAAATTACAAAAGAGAACGCCAACTTCAAAGTACTCCGGTTGAGTTAGCTAAAAATGCGGCTCGTAAAAAAGCTAGGCGGATAGCTACAAAATCAGGGCTAGTTAAAAAAGGTGATGGCAAAGATGTTGATCACAAAAATGGTAACGCATTAGACAATAGAAAAAGTAACCTACGGGTGCAAAAAGCATCTAAAAACAGATCGTTTCCAAGAAACAAAAAAGCAGGAAAGGCTTAACACAATGATGGACATGAAGAAAAAAGATGAGAAGTCTATGGGATACATGGGCGGTGGTATGGCTAAGAAATCTATGGGTTACATGGGTGGCGGCATGGCTAAAAAAACTATGGGTTATAAAAAAGGTGGTATGGCTAAGGCTGGTGCATCTAATCCTCCTAACAGAAAAGCTAAAAAATAATATGGCAAAAGGCGTACAACATTATTATAAAGACGGGAGAAAGTTTAATGGGAATACTCATAAAATGCCTGATGGTTCCCTACACTCTGGTAAAGCTCATACTAAAGGTTCTAAACCCGTGGTCCACTTTAAAGATCTTACGAAGACAGCTAAGCAAAGATCTAAAGGTTCCTAAGTACATGGCTGGAAAAAAAGATGATAAGGAATAACAATGGCTAGACAGCTAACAGACAATCAAACTAAATTTTTAGAAGTCTTGTTTGATGAGGCAGGTGGTAATCACACTGTAGCAAAAAGACTAGCAGGTTACAGTGAAAACACCCCAACTAAATCTGTAAGAGATTCTTTAAAGGATGAGATTCTAAGTGCTACTACAGACTACCTTGCACAGATTGCACCTAGAGCTGCTATAGCTATGGCTAGTGCCTTAGATGACCCTACTGAGCTAGGCATACGAGATAAGATGGCGGCAGCTAAAGATCTATTAGACAGGGGTGGCTTCGGTAAAGTAGATCGTGTTGATGTAAGTTCTTCTGGAGGAGGAGTATTTATATTACCAGCTAAAGAAGGTAAGAACGAATAAAAAGTTGGGAACGAAACTCGATAGGTTACTGGGAAATACCAAAACCAATTAGAGGACAAGAAAAAAACTGGCATACAATAGCTAGAGTATCAATAAGGCAAATTCCCTTTGGCTACGAAGTTAATCCGGATAACGAAAGACTGCTAGAACCAATACCCCATGAACTTGAAGCATTAGAACTTGCTAAGAAACACATAAAACAATATAGTATTAGGGATGTAGCACAGTGGTTAACAAAACAAACAGGGAGAAGTATCTCCCATATGGGTTTAAAGAAAAGATTAAGCATTGAACGAAAACGTAAGAAAACAATTACAATTAAAAAGCGACTTGCCCAACGTCTCCAAGAAACGCTACAAGAGATCGAAAAACTTGAAGAAGACAAAGTTGGGGCCTACTCAAGTAGAAAAAGTTCTTGACCCTATTACAGTTCCTGCAGTCCCGATGGCTGCACCGTTTGACACAGAAGTTGCACAAGACATAGTTTTCCAGCCTAATGCTGGGCCACAGACAGAATTTTTATCATCGTCAGAACGAGAAGTTTTATATGGTGGTGCTGCGGGCGGTGGTAAATCTTACGCAATGTTAGCAGATCCGCTACACGGATTAAATAGTCCTAACTTTAGTGGGCTACTAGTCAGACACACGACAGAGGAACTACGTGAACTTATTCAAAAAAGCCAAGAACTATACCCTCGTGCAATACCAGGTATCAAATGGTCTGAGAGGAAAAGTCAATGGACCTCACCTAGAGGTGGAAGACTTTGGATGTCGTACCTCGACAAAGATATGGATGTTACACGTTATCAAGGTCAGGCGTTTAACTGGATTGGTTTTGACGAATTAACACAGTGGAGTTCTCCTTACGCTTGGGACTATATGAGGTCTCGTTTGCGTAGTGCCAGTGCAGCCGAACTAGGTTTGTATATGAGAGCTACTACAAACCCAGGAGGTTTAGGACACCAATGGGTTAAGAAAATGTTTATAGACCCATCACCATTAAGAGAACCTTTCTGGGCTACAAACATAGAGACAGGCGAAGAGATACGATTTCCTAAAGGCCACACGAAAGAAGGACAACCATTATTTAGACGCAGGTTTATTCCTGCTAGTTTGTTCGACAATCCTTACTTAGCTGAAAGTGGCGACTACGAAGCAATGCTTCTTTCTCTTCCAGAACATCAGCGAAAGCAATTACTTGAAGGTAACTGGGACGTTAACGAAGGCGCAGCGTTTCCTGAGTTTAATAGAAAGATACACGTAGTTGATCCTTTCAAGATACCACACAACTGGACAAAGTTTAGAGCCTGCGACTATGGCTACGGAAGTCACACAGGAGTTGTATGGTTAGCGGTTGCCCCAGACGAGTCTCTAGTAATATACAGAGAATTGTACTGCTCAAAAGTTACAGCAACAGATCTTGCTGATATGATACTTGATGCAGAACGAGATGATGGCATGATACGCTACGGAGTACTTGACAGTTCGTTATGGCACAATAGAGGAGATACTGGTCCTAGCCTAGCTGAACAAATGAATATGAAGGGGTGCAGATGGAGGCCCTCAGATAGATCAAAAGGTTCTAGAGTGTCAGGAAAGAACGAATTACACAGACGATTACAAGTCGATGAGTTTACAGAAAAACCACGAATAGTGTTTATGTCTACATGCACTAATACAATAGCCCAGCTACCTGCTATTCCATTAGATAAACGCAACCCAGAAGATGTAGATACAAACTCAGAAGATCACTTATACGATGCTTTACGATACGGAATTATGACAAGACCAAGAAGTTCTATATGGGACTTCAACCCAGCAACACAACGATCAGGCTTTCAAGCGGCTGATCCTAGCTTTGGATATTAAATATGGCAGAAATAGACGACCTATCATTTGAAACCGACAATGTAGTAGCCGCAAAAGACGCTGAAGATAAAATCTTTGACTCCTCTAATGCGGTTGTTTCTTTTGTATCTGAAAGATTTAAACGTGCAGAGGATGCAAGACAAGGTGACGAAGACAGATGGCTGAGAGCGTACAGAAACTATAGAGGACTATATGGACCTGATGTACAATTCACTGAAACGGAGAAGTCTCGTGTATTTGTTAAAGTCACCAAGACTAAAACACTTGCTGCATATGGGCAGATCATTGATGTTCTATTTGGTAATAACAAATTCCCTTTATCTGTGGACCCTACTGTTTTACCTGATGGCGTTAGCGAGTCAGTACATATTAATCTAGATCCTGCTTCTGAAGAAGGCTTTGGGGCATTACAAGATGCTTTTACCGATTCTCCTTCAGACCCATACCTTATTGGTCCTGATACAGAGCTAAAGCCGGGAGAGACTATTGCAGACTTGCAAAAACGTCTTGGGGGAATGGCACAAAAACTAAGTGGCGTAAGTGAAAAAATAATTGAGGGACAGGGAGGTACTGCTAGTACCGTTACATTCCATCCCTCTATGATTGCAGCTAAGAAAATGGAAAAGAAAATTCACGACCAGTTAGTTGAGTCGGGAGCATCTAAACACTTACGCAGTATGGCATTTGAAATGTCGCTATTAGGTACGGGCGTAATGAAAGGTCCGTTTGCCTTAGATAAAGAATACCCAAATTGGAATGATGAAGGTGACTACGAACCGTTAATTAAAACAGTCCCCTCATCTAATCATGTATCTGTTTGGAATTTTTATCCTGATCCAGAAGCTTCTAGTATGGATGATGCAGAGTATACGGTTGAAAGACACAAAATGTCTAGAAACCAATTACGAGGATTAAAGAATAGACCCTATTTTATGGAAGACTCTATTGAGTTAGCTATAGATAAAGGTGCAGATTACCTTCTTAAGCATTGGGAAATGAATATGGAAGACGATGACGCAAAACATAATGCGTCTGAGCGTTGGGAAGTCCTAGAGTTTTGGGGTTTTGTTGACGTAGATATTTTAGAAGATAATGGGATTAGTATCCCTAAAGAATTAAGAGATTTACCAGAAGTGAACTGCAACATTTGGTGCTGCAACGGGGAGGTGCTTCGCATGGTTTTGAATCCATTCAAACCTGCACGTATCCCGTATTATGCTGTACCATATGAGCATAACCCATATAGTTTCTTTGGCGTTGGTATAGCTGAAAATATGGACGATACTCAAACGTTGATGAACGGCTTTATGCGTATGGCGATTG